AATATATCTTGATTCTCCTATATAAGATATTCCACAACTTATCCAAAACCATACGAAAATTTATCCGGCAACTCTTTTCCTAACTTAATACTTTTAGTCAAAGTATCTTTGACAAACGAAGCAAATTGTCCTAAATCATCTCCAACATAGCTATATTCCAAAGTAATTTTATCGATAGTTGCAATACCTTTACAACCTCCACTCACAATAGAATACTGCCTCTTAGACGAGCCATCTTCTATTTTGTACATCGTAATAATTTGTTTATCAATCTTTATCATTTTCTATTTAGTGTAAAATAAGGCACTGGAACTATTCTTGACTCTCAAAAATATAATTGCAACAAGGTATCAAAATCATCTTCGAAAACATTTTGACTATTCTGTTTTATTTGCTCAATGATTTTATCCTTTTTATCTCTGTCCAAAGGGAGTGTTTCAAACGCTTCTTCTTTTACTAAGAATTCACCATTTTCTCCCTGGAATTCTTTTGTAATTTTTCTAATATGACTCTCGAAATCGATAGATTGAAGTTCTTCGTCGTTGATGTTATCTTCAATCGCATCTAGCAACAAACTGATTGAAATTTTAATCATCTTTAGATACTTCCCTATGCGTAAATCCCGCCACTTTATTCATCAAGTCGTCCTCTGTGTAGTCAATTGTAAAAGTATCTAAACTAAATGGAATTGAATGAATCATAGGGACACTATGCACCCTATACTCTTTTTCTCCAATTCTCACAAAATGATTGATTTTCAAATCTGAAAAATCAGGATTCTCAACAGTAATAGAAACAAGACGATGCGCTATTTTATAAACATCAATTATCTTATTTTTCATATTTAACTTGTCCATAATTATTATTTCAATACTTGTGTTCTGAGTAATCAAAACCAATTTTAGATTTAATACTATCAAATAAATCTAAAATAGATTGGGGAGTGCTTTCTTAAACAATAAAGAAGGTTTATCTTGGTCTGGATAAACTTGGTCAACCCACTCATCAATTTGATTATAAAAAATCAATAACTCTTTGCTTGGTGGTATCATCAAATCTAAAACGAAACCTCCTTTACTTTAACTTCATTATAAACTTTCCTATCCTAATATTCAATCCACAAGATACCATTACAATAGCTTTTTAGCTTCTTTTCTACTTCGTCAGTGGTCAAGCTACTACTCCTTTATGATATAATTAGTTTAAAGAGAAGTGAGGTAGAAATGATAGTGTCGCTACGCAACTTCATAGTATGAGATGACGGGACAGGCACACCGTCCACTACTCTTGAGCGCTTAGATTTTTCTAAGTGCTTTTTTTGCATTTTCTCGGCGTTCGCTCTTGGTTCAAGTCCATTCTCCATACCATTTGGTAAGGAATTAGGTCATTCTACACTTGCTATGACTATGGACACTTACAGTCATCTCTCCAAAGAAAAAGTAAAACAGCCGTCTCATTTTATGAGAAAGCTGTGAGTTCGTTATAAGTGATGACAAAAATGATGACAAACCCAGAAATCAACATTTTAAGACAAAGCAAAAAGCCCACTGTTGTAGGCTTTCTGTAATATATATCTTAAAATTAAAGCATTTTGTTATCTTGCAGTGATTAGGTACAAAAAAACAGGCCTAAGCCTGCTATAAATCTAACTTGATTTTCTCAAAAACTATTAAATTCAAATAAGTTGAGATAACTTAAAGGGTAACAAAAAAGGACTTAAAACGATGAGTTCAGCAGGCAAGAAACTAGCACGATCAAACGTGCTTTTTATTTTTTAAAAAAGAAAGCACATTCTATAAGAGATGTGCTTTCCTGTATTATGTGAACAATCGCTTATTTGTGACGCCAACGCATGACGCTTACCTAGACAATGGCACATTAATAAGACTTACTGTTGTTAAATTAATTATAGCTTATGTTTAAATTGTTGTCAATCTTTAACTCTCTGATTTTGGGAAATTAAATGTCATTTTTAAGACACTTTCTTCTAATTTTTGGAATTCTGTTTCATAATTTTCGTTATCTGAAACAACTCTTGAAAACTTCAGATTAGAAAATACATCTGCAATTTGCACTAACTGAACGTTTGATGAGTCTACATAATTAATTTTTATATTACCATTGTTAATTCCACCAACCACTAATTCTGTAAGTAGATACTCCTCTAGAACCCCTTTTGAGTCTGTACGGATATTTCTTTCATCAATGATTAGGTGGTGGTCTTCACTAGGAATTAATCCTCGCCTTATGAAAGCCTCTAGGGCTAATCTAACATTATAATTAAAGACTCTCGCTGTATTTGAACAGAACAAATCTGTAAGTTTTGAATTGTGAACATGAATATAAAACAACTTGAAATTATCATTTTTTACAAAATGTTCTACAAATTTAACTTTCAAATCAGGAGTAAAAGCAGCTCCTTTTAACTCTTTAAATTTCCCATTTAAGAACATTTGCCCCCTTCTATCGGCTTCTCTAAGTTCTTCAAGATTTGATGAAACAAATCTTTTATAGGATTTTTTGAGACTTTCTTTATTATCAGTAACCACTAAAGTAATTATGAAATCAGTTTGTAATTTATTATTAATTGAGCCTGACTCGTCGATATAAATATACATAGTATTCCAATCTATTTTTTGACTATTAATAGTATACCATAACAATTTCTTAATTCTCCACTTTTGTGATTTTTTCTACATTTTTTATTCTATAAAACTCCTGTACCTTTACAAAACCTTTACATTGGAATATTCCATCATTTTGCTCCTTTTTTATCTCACAAAAGCCCCTAGATTAGTTTCTAAGGGCTTTTAATTAAGCCTAAGATATACTTTGCTTATACACCACTAAAACACCATCACGATAGCTTTTAGCAGAGTCTCGCAGTATCTCAGCCTACTTATACGCTTCTAGCTCTCCGTTCTGGTGGATTCTCGCAAAGTTTAAGACTGCTATCTGTTTGTATCGGTGGTAGCTAGTGGAGCTAGTACCTGCCATCTCTACGCATTCACTCATTGTTTTCTTTCTCATATAGCAATAATGGATAATAAAGTATTTTCTGGCTCGTTTGTCCTCTATACTGTTGATGTCTTGGGCGAATATTTCCAACCCCTCACGGATTGCTTTTTCATGTTCACCGCTCAAATTCCACTGATCAGGTAAGATAAGTTTCCAAGCCTCTTCGTCTATTGTAACTTGGTTTTCACTTCCTGCCATCCTCTGGAATCTCAGAAAGTAAGTCATCCGCTCTCTGACGTTCATCATCGTTTTAAACTTATCCAGCTCCATTAGTTCGCTCCTTTGTGATATAATAATATTATTGAGATTATAGCTGAGGCGGAGCGCCTTGGCTTTTTTTCGTTTTCTAAGGCTATTCCTTTTGAATCTCATCTTCCCAAACGGATTCAACCATTGCGCTCATGGCCTCTATAAATTTATCATCCTTAACTGGAGTTTCTTGATGGATGTTACTCTTAATCACACTGATTTCTGCTCGCAACTTCTCGTCCAGCAACTCCAAATCACGAAAAGCGCTATTATTCATCCCATGCAAAGCAGAAAGAAAGGCATTAAAATTACTAGATCTCAATCCACTTTCGATAATTTCAGATTTAGCTTTATTTTTTAGCCATTCATACTCATTAAAAGCCTGTTCTCTTGACCACAAAGCACGGTTTGAAAACTCTTTTAATAACTCTCTGTACCTTGTATTAACCTTATACTCTTTCAGCAACTTACTAGCCCTTGAATCTATCGTACTATCAGCCATCTTTTGGGCGTTATAAGCCTCTTTATATGCTTTTCTTTGAGATAGTCCAGCTACTAGTCCTTGGACAAATTTTTCTTGTCTTTGCGTTAACTTATCTGTCACATTAGTTCACCTCCTTAAGCGACAAAAAGGGGGAAACTCCCCCTTGTCTTAAACCTTATCTTGCTCAGCTTGTAATACTGATTCTTCTACGTTGTAGTCAATGATTGCACCAATAGCATCACCATCTTCAATGTATTTAAAATTATAACGCTCGTACTCTGGATGTGCTTGCTGGTGCTCCTCCATTAGTTTAAAGAGTTCTACAATCGTCGGTACTGGTTCAATTTTGTGTCTGATTTGTCTCTTCATCTTTTAAAAATGCCCTTTCACATCGTTGTAAGTATTTCCGAAGGCTCGCACATAAACTTCTCTTAAGAATGGTTCAACTGGATAGACTGGTTCGTATCTAACCCTTCCATCGGAAGGCGAAATAATAGATCCCCCTGTACTGAAAGTAAACTCTCTCTTACCTTTCCCAACTTTGTAAGCCATAGCATGGTAAAGGGCTTGGAGTTTATCCGAATCTGCTCTAAATTCGTCATCGATCTGGTCAATCTCTCGTAGCAAATCCACGGCTTTATCATAAAGCGCCTTATGCTTTTTGTCAACCGTTGAATCTAGTTCATCGATTTTCGCCTTAAAATCTTCAAGACTCATAAGTGTTTCATTGTGCAAGTCTTCCAGCTTTTTAGCGTTCTTTTTTAATTTACTTTCAGCAATCCATAAGTTATCCTTTGCACTGCGTAGCTTGTCTTTGTCTACTTCATCAACCGCTTCATCGTATTCACGTTGGGCGGTCGCTTGGTCTTGGAGTAACTGTGTTTTTTCTCGTTCAGCTTCAGCAATCGCATTTTCGTTTTGTGTGATCAATGCGTTCACTTCCTTAGTGATTTTATCTAGTGCTTTATCCATTTTTTGGGCTAGTTCTTGGCGTTTTTGCGCTTGTTCAATGTTGTTGGTGTTTTGTGTTTCTGTCATCTTATTCTTTCCTTTTCTGTTGTTTTATTAAGTTTAGAGTGCCATATCCAATCCAGTCACGGGGTCTCTATTGTAGTTCATCTACTTACATCCTCTCTACTCTTCAACTTCTTCATCTATTGGATTTTCGCTATTCTTGAAAACCTCACAAATGCGTTTAAAGTTGATATCTAGATTGTTATCCTCCAAATACTCAGCGATAAGCGTTCCGTTTTCCTTATATCTTAGTTTAATAGCTGGCACTAGATAAGTACCTCTCATATATCCAAATAAAGCTAGTCCTGCTATTTGTGCGTCTTCTAGGTCTCCAAATTCATAAGTAAATGTATGTTTTGGTGCTGTTTCTGAAAATGCTTTTAATGTCATGTTGTTTTTCCTCTTTCTGTTTTAAGGGTGTCACTAGTAGTTACACCATTGCAAGGGGGTCGGTACTATCTACCCCATTTTGTTATCTGTATAATACCAATACGTTAGCCACTGAACCAAAAGGTTCACTAAATTGCGTACCAGAAATTTTAACGTCCAGCACTTCAACAGTTGCCATGAAGTCGTTGATCTCTTTCTCAAAGTCTTCTTTTACCCGTCGTCTAGCATATTCAAATAGTTTAATTTTCATGTTGTTGTCCTTTCTTTATTTCAAGGTAAAATACCTCATTTTTCAATTCTTCATTATAGTTTGTACGCTTACTGTTTTCTTTTTACGCTTGATTTTGCAAGTGTTCAAAAATTGGAGTCAGTCATATCAAGGGATTTAGCCTTATTTTGTACACTTAGTACACTTAGTACATATAAAATTAAATCGTGTATAGATTTAACGTTAAATCTTATAAAATGTTAAAAGAAAAAAACTTACCGTACCAAGTGTACAAGTGTTCAAAACCCTTGGCGCTCTAAGGCTTACGATAGGAACACTTCATTTGCCAAGCGTACCAAGTGTTCTTCTACCCAATTATTTTCTTGCTTTCTTGTTAAAGTATCCTCGTTCAGTTTTGGGTTTTAACCTTTTCTCAGGTCTTTCTCTGCCGTTAACATAGTTCAAACTGGCATAAGGTGCTAAATCATCCTTAGGGTAAAAACCAGAATGAAATTGTCTACCAGACGCTATCACTTTCTTTCCAGCGGCTATCCATTCGGGTAGATTACTTTTAATCTCTTTATGTAACCCTGTCTCGGTCTTGTGCAGTTTCACTCCATAATATTCTGTAAATCCTTTCCAATTATGGAAAACAAAGCTATTTGGCAAAAACTCACTTGCTAGATTGTCGGAAAAGAATGAGGCCACAAAAGCGATAATCGGGTTGTTATCTTCATGGTATTCTTGCAACACCTCCTTTGATTTTTGAGGTGTAATGTCCCTTGTAGGCGTTTCAAGGGCTAATCTTGTGAAATACTCCAATACCTCTTTCCTGTTGATGTAGTCCTCTTTGATTGCCTTATTTGGCTTACCTTTAAAGACTTTGGTAAATGATAAAATTTTAAATCGCCTATCAATCGCCCCTCTGTCTCCATTCATTCTTGGTAGGCCGTTGGAGGACTGGACTATGGTCATATTCAATCGTAGACTGTAAGGGCGTTTCCCTTTGTCCTCTATGGTCATGATGTCCCCAGTAGCAAGACTAAACATATTTGAAGTATCTTTGATAACCGCGTCCTTTTGCACGTCGTCTCCGATGACTAGGGTCTTTCCTAACAAAATGGAGGTAGAAAAACGGCTTTTATCGAACTCAGTTATCTTGAGACTTGCAACATTTTCCATGCCTACCAAGTTAATAAGTAGTTGCTGAAAAGTTCCTTTACCAGTCCCACCCTCTCCATAAAGCCAAAAGATGTTTTTTAAGGTTTTTCCTGTGATACTTGCTTTAATAATCTGAATGGCTAGATCATATAGTTCTTGGTCATTATCAAACAATTCAGCAAGCCATTTTGTAGGCTTCCAACCGTTTATAATCGGCTCATAGGCTTCAGGGGAATACCTCGTGCGTATTTTTCGAGTTACGATTACAGTGGGCTTTAAGGGTTCAAATATCTCTTTTTTTGAGTTATAAAGCTGATTTCCAATCACCGTATATTCATTTTGAATGGATTTTAAAGGGCTATACCTTGAAATTTTGTAAAGAGTATCAAATGCCTGTTTTTCAGTAGTATCAGGGCGAACGGTTGCGATTAAATCCTGCAAAAGTTCATTATCTTCAACCCACACCCCTTTATCTGGATGATAGAAATACAAGGGCGCTTTTTGCCCCTGTGCCTCTGGTCTGATTCTAACGAATCGGATATACTTCCTCAGAAAATCAGCAACCTCTAAAGGCTTGGATGGCCTGCTTTCCCCTAAGTTTTGACACTCATTGGCCAAAAACCTTTGTATCCCTTTAAACGATGTCAGATAGCTTTCTGGCTCTCCTGTCGGCTTAATTTGTTGTTGCTTATCTTCTTCAATGATTTTTTTTACAATTTCATTGCTACTCAAAAGCCACCTCCTTATAAAATATTCTTGCTACTTCTAAAAAATAACTGGCTAGGTCTTTACGTTTAACGATTGCAGAAAACAAGTCCACCAGCTGACTAAAACTGTAGCCATTCACAAATAGCAAGCGGACAAAGAGTGAAGTTTCATATCTGGTATAAATGCCATTACAAATCAGGTCGAAAATCCAACCTTTTAACTCCACTCCAAGCCCCTGCCGTTGCTCGGTCAATTTGTTTACCTCTAAATCTTTCAGGATCGTCAGCAAGTCAGGACTGGCCAAAGCAATATCCAAATCTCTGACCAATTCCCATCCCTCTACTGCCTCATTTTCGTCTTTAATAGACACATATAAACCTTTGTATTGAAAACCCGTCAAAGCCTCATCTACAGGCTCATAATAGGTAAATTTGTAGTGTTCCCCATTCTTCCATACTTGAGTAGGATTTGACTTGAGAAAGCCAAATAGGGGCATTTTCTCAACGGATATAGTCAACTCTATTATTCTCATTACACCTCCTAATCTATTGCAAGAAAATTATAAACATCACTCTTGCGGTAATAAATTTTCTTACTACTTTCAAATGGGGAACGTAGTGGCCGGAGACCTTCTTTTTCCCAATTATTTAAGGTAGTTCCACTAATACCAAGTTTTTTGAGTAAGTCAGGCCTAGAAATCAAGTCCCAGTTGTCATCACGTTGCTTTTCCAGTTCCATCCTTTTAGCTAAGTGATCTCCCACTTTCTCCAGTAATTCAAGTTCTGCTTCTCTTGATAATAGTTGCATATTACACCCCTTTCTAATTATGAATCTTACCAGCAAGCTGGATATAACGTCCGTAGTAAGGGTTTAAATCCTCACTAGGTGTTTCTATCGTCTGTTTGCTTTCTCGCTCAAATTGGGCGCCTTTTTTGCGGTCTCGGTGGTTTAGATAGACCAGTAAGCCAATCAGTACCACGGTAATAAAAACCGCCTGTGTATTGGTTAAATCTAGTTCGTTCATGTTATGCCCTCGCCTTATAGTTCTTGATAAATTCCGCTTGTTTAGGTTGTTCCATATTCAGCAAGTTGTCTTCGGCTTGTGCCATTTCTTTAATATCTTTAGTCATGGTATGCCTCCAGCTCTTTAGCGTCGTCATTGTTCAAAAGCAAAAAGGCTATTTCATTTAGACGATCGTATAGCTTTTCATTCTGGGCGTATGCTTTATCAGTGTATTTTTTAGCAAGCCATAAGAACATGGTTGTATCTTTCTGTAGTGCAAACTCAAGGCCTTCAAGAGCTAGGTTATTCATTTCTAAAACATTCATGATGTCGGTTAATTCGTTCCCTAATTCTGCTAGTTTCTTAGCCGATAATAGAACTTGTTGGCTTGATGTTGCTTTTTTTGTTGTCATGTTTTTTACCTCTTTTTCTATCTTCTTATACTTGCCACGATGGCTTTTTAATGCTTTTTTTCTTGCCTACAGCCTCACGCTCAGAAGTTTGCCGACCGAGAGCATGGGGCTTTTTGAGTTGTTTCTTATACAGGATATCCTCACGCTCAGACTCGCCAAATTGAAAGCGTGAGAAAGTGCCAGTTTAAAGAGTTAGCGATCTATGCTTTTCAAAACCTTTTCTAATTGCTTGCCTGCCATTAGTTGTTATTGATTGAATAGTTGATTTTTGTTATAATTTAGATATAGAAAAAATATCTATATTCTTGATCCAGTCGCTTGCTTCAGTCGCCAAACGTTCAGCAAGTGACTTTTTTGTTGCTTCAAATTCCTAAAAAATCCATAACCTCTTTAGCAGTAAAAACTCCATTTGGGGTTGGTTCAACATCATCTTCCAATACTTTAAAATGTAAGAATGGTTTTGTTTCGTAGCTTTCGCCTTTTTCGTAAAGTGATTTAATACGGTCAAATAGTTTTGTCAATGCTACGTCGTTGGTGTACTCAACAGTGATTTCACCGTGTCCATTGTAAGTTGTTTCTTCAACGTCGGTGATCATACGAATTTCTTCGCCCAATGCTCTAGCGATACCGTGGTCAGTTGTTTGTACTTGATATACTTGTGTGTTGTTCATGTTGTTTTCTCCTCTATGTTCTAGGTCGGATGTTTCTTCCGAGCAGGTCAATCCCCAGTGGTAAAGCACCACATGAGAAATCTGTAAATGTAAAGTAGTATTGCGATTGGGTCGCTCCTTTCTAATAATCTTCAGCAAGCCACTGCATGGCTTTTTGATAAATGCTAGGTTTTACTTCACCACCGTCTCGGATTTTGCGATAAGTAACAGGGTTTATTCCTATTTCCTCACTTGCTTTTTTAGCAGTTAAATTCTTATCGGCTTGTTTCCGTCGGATTGCTTTTGCTTGTGTTGAGGTGATAAGCAATATATTTTCTCCTTTCTTAACTAACTTTTTCGTTAGTACAAGTGTAGTTTGCTAAAATAAAAGTTAATTGTCAAGGATTTTTTAACATTTTCGTTAAAAACTATTTTCGTTGTGTTATAATTAGATTGAGGTGATAAAAAAATGAATAAACTACAGGAACTACGAAAAAGCAATGGTGATACTCAAAAAGATCTCGCTAACCTACTCGGAGTTTCAGAAATGACCATATCGCGATGGGAAAAAGAAGATAAGCTAGAAATAAAATACAACTATACTAAAAAACTAGCCGAATATTTTGGTGTGAGTGTAAACTACTTACTAGACATTAAAACCAAAGCTGAATATAGTTCTTTTAATGAACAAGAATATCAAAATGAATTAAAAAAACTAGCGTTCTCGCTAGCACATCTGGAGTTGCTTATCTCAGATTCTCAAATAAAACATCTGCACGCCTTATTGAAAGGTATGTCTCACGATAATACTTTACTCAACGATGTAAAAACCGTTAAAAACAAAGACAAATACTACACTGAAATTTTAAAAAGAAACCGTGAGTATAATTTGTTGAATGAGATTAAAGAAGATACTGAATTACTAGAAATACTAAAACTACTGAATGAGAAACTCTAATAAAACTCTTGAAATACAGGAATTCTCAAAATACAAAAACTCCCTCATATTCGCTAATAGCAACCCTATTTCTAAGGTCTATTTTGCAAAAACAGGGGAAATTGAAGAATAGAAAGCCGATTTTACAGACTAAAGCGCAAAAATGAGCAAAATTGACAAATAGAAAAAGAAAGAAAAATACTAAAAAAGCTAAAAAATAGAAAAAAGTTATAAGTTTTCTATTGACAAAAATCACTTATATTTGGTAATATATCAGAAAGGGTTAAGCCCATACTCTCAAGAGAGTATGGTCGAATTATTAACGACATCTGATAATAATCAGGTGTCGTTTTTTACTTATAGGAAAAATTATATGAAACCATTCAAGAATCTTGATGAACAAATTGACATTTTAAAAGATAGAGGATTAAATATAGCCGATGAAGAAAAGGCTAAACTATATTTAAATACAAACAACTACTACAATGTCATTAATGGATATAGTAAATTTTTTACTACTAAAAGAAATCAAGCAGTATATATCCCGAATGCAGATTTCGAAGAAATTACAGCTGTTCACTTCTTTGATAAAGAATTAAAAAGTACTCTTTTAAAAGCTCTTATTGAAGCAGAGAAGCATTTTAAATCTATTGTTGCTTATAGATTTTCTGAGAAATACCGTCAAACATACTCATATCTAAAAACCGAAAGTTACAGTTCAGATACGTCATGGAAAAGCAGTTCTACTATTGCTAAGTTGATAGGTACTTTGTCGAATATCATTAAATCAAGTTTAGAAAAAAAACAAATGAATTCTATCAAGCACTACGAAAAAAATTATGGTGATATTCCCTTTTGGGTACTTTGTAACGATATGACTTTCGGACAAATTGTTACTTTTTATAATTGCTTAGAAGGTAGCCTTAAAGAGGAGATTGCTAGAGACTTATCAACATTTTTACAAAGTAATATTAGACACCAGACCGGCCAAACAGTTAATTATATTATTTCTGTATCAACACTATCAAAGATTTTGAATAATGCAAATGAATTTAGAAATATAGCAGCACATAATAATAAGATTTTCAATCATAGGTGTTGGAAAAGTTTACCAAAGCAGAAATGGTTCCCCTCAAATTATAGAGGCTGTAATCCACAAGGGCTTTACTTTGTTTTTCTATACTTACAAGTTTTTTTATCAGCAAGTCAATATGCTATACTTCACAATAGTCTTCGTAGACGAGTTAATAAATTATCAACAAAATTACATTCAATCCCAATATCTAAGATTTTAGAATCTATTGACTTTCCTAAAACATGGAACCATGTCCCATCAATTCCTATGCCTAGTACCCCATATTTAAATAAACGTTTGAGTATAGAAGCCGTTAAAAATATAAATAGACACAAAGCTTCTCAATTACGCTTTAAGACAAAAAACAGTTAAGGATTCGTCGCCCTAAAATTTTCATATTAGAAAACTATAAAACCGTCTAACTTTTTAAAGTTGAATATAGGGCAATCTGTCCCCCCCTCGCATGGTATAAACTCAAAACCTTTTCTAATTGCTTGCCTGCTGATGGAAAAGGAGTAAAACCATGAAGATTACAGAATACAAAAAGAAAAACGGAACTATCGTATATCGAGCAAGCGTGTATCTTGGAGTTGATAAACTTACAGGAAAGAAAGCTAGAACTACTGTTACGGCCAAAACAAAAACAGGCGTTAAAATCAAAGCAAGAGAGGCCATTAATGCTTTTGCAAACAATGGATATAGTGTAAAAGAAAAACCAACCATTACTACTTATAAGGAACTGGTTACCCTATGGTGGGAGAGTTACAAGAATACAATCAAACCAAACTCCCAACAATCCATGGAGGGGATTGTGAGGCTTCATATTTTGCCCGTATTCGGCGATTACAAGCTAGACAAGCTTACTACTCCGATTATCCAGCAACAAGTCAATAAGTGGGCTGACAAGGCCAATAAAGGCGAAAAAGGGGCATATGCAAACTATAGCTTCCTAAACAATATAAACCGCCGTATTCTCCAATATGGAGTTACAATGCAAGCGATCCAGCATAACCCAGCTAGGGATGTCATTATCCCACGTAAGCAACAAAACAAGGAACATAAGGTAAAGTTTTTCAGCAATCAAGAACTAAAACAGTTTTTAGAGTACCTAGATAACCTAGACTTATCTAGCTATGAAAATCTCTTTGACTACGTGCTTTATAAAACATTGCTGGCTAGTGGGTGCCGTATCGGTGAGGCCTTGGCTCTTGAGTGGTCTGATATTGACCTTAAAAAAGGCATTATAAGCATTTCTAAGACTCTGAATAGATACCAAGAAACAAATACACCTAAGTCTAAAGCAGGTCTAAGAGAGATTGATATAGACAAGGATACAGTTTCCCTACTCAAGCAATATAAAAAACGTCAACAAGTCCAGTCATGGCAACTAGGACGGTCTGAGGGTATTGTATTTACCCCTTTTACCACAAAATACGCCTACGCTTGCTTATTAAGAAAGAGGCTACAAGGCCACTTTAAAAGCGCTGGCGTTCCTGATATTAGTTTCCACGGTTTCCGACACACTCACGCTACAATCATGCTATATGCTGGCATAGAGGCCAAAGACTTACAATACAGATTAGGTCACTCTAATATCTCTATGACTTTAAACACTTATGTCCATGCTACCAAAGAGGGAGCAAAAAAAGCCGTCTCAATCTTTGAATCGGCTATTAGCAATCTATAAATAATAAGGGTGTCCCATTTTGGGGCTACCCTCTTACTATACCTAAAATTGGTTAAGGGTAACTAAAAGGGTAGTAAAAACAAAAAAAGCACTAAGGGAAAGCGCCCCAAAGTGCTTAATATCAAGGCTCCAAAGCCTATCTTATTCAATAAAATATTACAACATTTTGTTGTAGAATTCAACGACAAGTGCTTCGTTGATTTCTGGGTTGATTTCGTCGCGTTCTGGCAAGCGAGTCAATGAACCTTCCAATTT